GCTGTTTATTGGGAAGAAGGATGGCTAAGTTGCGAAGAGTGGGGGGTAAAATGGAGTCCCCTAGAATATTTGGAGGTGGTAGAGCGTTACTACCCCATGAAACACAACTTTGTGAAGCATTAGGAATTACTGAAGAAGAATATTGGCAGTTTGTTTATTTAATAGAATCTGTAAATGGTAAAAGATCAAAAGCTTATGATTTAATACCAAACATTGTAAATATGCCACCTGTGGCAATAGCACCTTTGTCTATATTTGGTGTAAGCATAGGTTTTTATGGTGTTGTTGCAATAGGTGTCGCTTTAAGTTATGTCTCTGCTGCTTTAGCACCAAAACCGAGAGCACCAAAAACTCCTCCTAGTTTAACAACAGAAGGTGCTGCATCTGCAAAAAGATTTGCACCGCAAACTGGCTTTAATTCAGTACAAGAGCTTGCAGATCTAGGTGAAATTATTCCTTTAGTTTTTACAAAAAGAGAAGAGTTTGATCTTAATAATAATATTAAATTAATTACAGGTGGCACAAGAGTTAATTCAAGGCTTGTATGGTCACAACTTTTAAGTAAAGGAACCCATCAACAATTAAAGGCTTGTTTTGTTTTAAGTCATGGTCAAATTCCATTACCACCTGATTTTTCAGGTTATGCCATAGGAGATTTACTTTTAAAAAATTACACTAAAGCAAAAATTGCTACTTATTACAATGGAGGTGTAGCACCTGAAACAGCTTCAGAAGATCGAGATGTATCTCAAGATGATGAAGAAGATGCGACTTATGGTGAAAATAGATTAAAACAAGCTAACAAATATGATGAAGGAACTTTAGCACCAGAAAAAGATAGAAATGGGGCTGAAATGGTAGACGATATTTTTTCTGTTGATAGTGATTTTACAGAAGGACCATCTGATAAAGTTTTTTCTGGTGTAAGATCACCTTCAACACAAACTAGATTTGGTACGTTTTGTCCAATGCCAAATCAAATGAGGTTTCAATTACCTTATGAATTAGTTTTAAAACCAGATGGTGCTGAAGATGCACAAAAAGATGACATTGATGTAAAAAGAAGAAAAATTGCTACTTACTTTCCAAGATATGCAGGGTTTATGAGAGTAAATGGTGTAGAGCCAGCAGAAGATGTAGGTCGGGTGCAATTACAAATAGGGGATAAAGTTCAATACACAATAGGAGATATGGACCCAGAGTCAAATTTAGGTAGTTTTGATCCTTGGGGTAAAGAAGATGTTAGAAATAGTGTGGATTCTGACAGAGAGCGTATTGACGATAATATTGCATTAGGTGAATCTTATATGATTGGTAATTGCTTTGGTGTTTGTGTTGAAATACCCCAGCAAGGTATATGGGAAAGAGGAAATTATAAAGATTTTATTTTTGAAATAACTGATTTAGGTTCTGGAGATCACAGTATTGATATAAGAAGTGGTACTGCTGGTTTAGAATCTGCTCATGCTCCTGATGAACTTAATATTTTACAAAGATCAGCAATGGCAACAGTATCTAATAATAGAAATTGTGACACTACTGAAATAGGTTTAAAGTCTACTGTATATAAACAAATTACAGGTTTTGCAAATGTAAATAGTCACCCTGGTGGTTTTAGCTACGCAAATGCAAAAGGCACTCTTCATAATTACCAACGAGATAATGGAAATATAAGTTTAGGTTCAATGAATAAATATTGTACAAGATATAGTTTTTTTAGATTACAAGCAAGAAAAGCTGGTACTGATGATAATTTTGAAACTATTGATAACGGAAAACCTTTTGTTATAAAAGGCCGTACACCACAACCTCAATATAATTTCATAAGAATAAATCACCCTTTAGGTCAATATGAATTTAGATTTCAACCTTATAACGGTAATGACATAGTAAGGTTTTATTTAGATAACAATAGATCAATAGTTCGTTTATTAAAAGATAATTGTGAATTACAAGCTGACACATTCGAGTCAGAAACTACTGGTTTAATTTATGAATTTAGATATACAGGTTTAAATATAAACTTAAATAAATCAGACGCTTGTAATACAGAATTTTTCTTAGGAAAAATAATTGATACAAAACATACTGTTAGTGGTTTGTCTCAGACATCTCAAGGTGTTGTTCCTTTGCAAGGTGGGTTTAGATATGTATTAAAAGAAACTCAATATATTACAAGAACAGATGATTTTGATAATAGAAGCTTTGTTTATTATTCTGGTTTTCGTGGAAAATATACTTACTTTTGGAAAGGAGAATTAATTGGAGAGTCCGAAGGCTTTCCTCCTGTTTTGCAATATGATGACACAACACAATTTAGAGGAGGTACTATACAAGCAAGAGGGTGGAGAACTAGCACTCGTCAAATTGAAAGATATACATTAGAATCTGGTCCAGCAGAACCTGTTGCTACATTTAATGATATTGAATTAACAGGAGGAGAAACAAATATCTCTAACTTTCCTCACAGTAAGGCTAAAGTTCAAATTAAATTATATGATAATGACGTAGCATCATGGACCGTAACAGATGGTGGTGGACCTTATAGAAAAGGAACAAAGTTAAATATTCCAAGTGTTAGCGGAGGAGGAAAAACATTTAGTGGGCTTTCTAATGTAGTACCTATTTTAGGGCTTGATAAAGATGGTACAGTTGAAGTTTTAAATGATGACAATGATGAAACATCAACAGGTATAACAACTCCTTGGCCTGGTGGAAGTTCAGATGGTTCTGCTAATGATAATCAAAGAAATTTAAGACCTTTAGATGCTGTTGCTGATTTTATTTCTTATGAAGCTGAAGTACCTAGTCACATGGAAAACCCAGAACACGAAATAGTATATGTTAATGAAATGATTTCTAATACACCCATGCCATATTCAAACCTAGCAATGGCTGGTGTTAGATTAAATAGCTCAAAAGAATTTTCAAGTTTTACACAATTCTCTGCCTATTTTAAAGAAGGTATATCTGTTAAAAGACTTATTGATGGTGGAACTGGCCCTACAAATTTATTTCCAGAAATTACTTTTGCTTTATTAACTGATCCACAAATAGGTGCTGGTGATTTAATTGGTGTTAAATCAGTTGATGAAGAACGAATGACTATAGCTGCTAAATTTTGTAGAGCTAACAGATTATTTTGGGATGGAGTAATAACTGATGAAAAAAATTTAAGGGAATTTATTTTTCAAAATGCTGCTTATTGTTTATTAGACTTTACAATTTTAGGTGGAAGATTTGCATTATATCCTTCTGTTCCATTTGATGACGATTTTAAAATAGACCCAAACCAAAAAATTCAAATAAAGGCATTATTTACTGATGGAAATATAAAAAATTTAAAATCTACATTTTTAAGTCCTGAAGAACGTCAAAATTTTCAAGGTTTTGCAACATATAGAAAAGAAAAATTAAATGGTTTTGCTGAACCAAAAACATTAGGTTTACGAGTAAAAGATGCTAAAGATGAAGACCCAAGAGAAGGTTTTGATATGTCTCTATTCTGTACATCTTTTGAACACGCAAGTACATTTTTAAAATATGCTTTAAAAACAAGAGAACTTATAGATCATGGTGTTTCATTTCAAACAACACCACAATCTGCAATGCACTTAGCACCTGGAGATTATATAAGATTACATTCAGAAGCAACTCATACCAGCAGATTTGCTAATGGTGTTATTACAGAAGATGGTGTAATACAAAGTCAAAAAGAAATAACAAATGGAACACAAATTATTTTTTGGAAACCTGGTGACTCTGATGTATCAGAACCAACCGCAATTCAAATACGCAATAATTTAGCCACCAGTACATTTAGAGGATGTGTCTTTACTGTTCCTGATACAAGCACAACTGATAGAGTTTATAAGGTTGAATCTATAACTTACGCAGAAGATGGTTTAATTGAAATATCTGGAAGTCATACACCTTTGACTGCAAATAAAACTTTGGCAATATTAGATTATTATAATGATGGTGACGATCCATCTTTCCATACAATTAGAGATTAATGTCAGAAATAGTAGATTTTCCTAATATAAAACCTACATCTAGGTCATATACCCCTGGAACGTTTCCACAAACTGAATTTATTTCTCAAAATGGTGCAAAAAGTATTATTAGGTATGGAAATAAAAAAACAGATGCAAAATTAACTTTAAGTTTTACAAATATTACAGATTCTCAAGCTAATGAAATTTTAAATACATACGACAATGTAAATTCTGATTATGATTATATACATTTTCCGAGTGATAGTTCTATAGCTGGTGTAAATAATGTAGCTTTGAGAAGTAGTTTTCAAGAAAGAGATACATCTGGAAATACTTTGTTAAGATATAGGTTTGATGGTCCTCCTACCGTCACAAGTGTTTTACATGGCAGATCCAATGTTCAATGTAAATTTGTCGCTTGTCTCGATGGGGATTAGAATGTACTTAAAATTAAACTAAAACGATGTCCAAGTTTTACTCAGGTCAAGATGGTAAACTTTTTGTTGCAGATGGAGTTCAAACAATAGACTCTAATTCTGATGAAATTGCTAAAGTACGTTCTTGGTCTTTTACTGTTAATACATCAGTTTTAGAAACTGTATCATTAGGTGATTTTGACAGAACAATAATCCCTGGAATGACTAGCACTACTGGTTCGTGTAGTATTTATTATTATGCAGATAATACTTCTGGTTCAAATAATGCCAATAGGCTTTCTCCAAGAATTATAGATAAAATTTTGCCCGATACATCAGGTGAAAGACCGAAAGTAAGATTTAGATTGCAAGTAGATTCAAACCATAGAATTGATATTGACGCAATAATTACTAGTTTTGCTATGACAAATTCAGTAGGAGAAGTAATGGCAGCAGATGTATCTTTTGAAGCTGACGGCAAACCATCTAGTATAAAGTTCTAATGTCCATATATTTTGGATCAACAGGCTTTATTGAGTTAAAACGTGATGCTTTAAATTCTGAAATATCAACATCTTTAGACCCTGCTGACGTTAATACTACTAAAAAAAGATTTTCTGTAGAAAAGGTTAATGGCTCATTAATTACAGGAGATCAAGTTGAAATAGAAACAGTTGACGGAAGTAATTTAGAATTATTATCTGGTCATAATTTTCCCGATCTTCGTAAATATATTCATATTGATGATATGGGCGGCATTAAGTTATACAATAATTTTGCAACAGCATTAGCTGGTGAGGTAACAGATGCTCTTACATTAACAGCACCATCTTCTACAAAAAATATATTAATACGAACTAGAAATACTAGATTCAGACCTCTTGCAAAAATCACTGAATTTGAAATTACAACAACAAGAGATACTGTTGATATTACTAATTTAGGGTCAGAATTTAGAAAACAATATGAAAACGGTCTTATATCAGGGCAGGGAACAATACAAACAATATGGCAGCATAGAAATTTTCAAAATGATACTACTGATTTTGCAAGTCCAGAATTTCCTGTTTATCTAAGTCAATTATTGGTACGGATGCAGCAGGGAGCAGACTTTGAAGGAAGATTTTATGTTTATCACGACCCAACTCAATCTACAAACAGTGTGTGGTATCAATCAATGTGCGTTGTTACTAATGTTGCTATCAATGTGCCTGCAAGTGGTTTAGTAGAAGCACGAATAGAATTTATAACTAATAGTGAGATAAGACTACATAATGGAGTTCCACCATCATTCTTGTTATTAGAAAGTAGTGATAAGATATTGCAAGAGGATGGCGATGGTATTTTACTTGAAGATCCTTAAATTTAGATTTATGATGTACTTAA